TTCAGGGAGTGGCATCCAGTGGGTCGGCTGGCAACCGTCCTCGATGGGCGCATTGGCATCGGCTTCCCAATCACGAGACCACTCATCACCTTCCCCGGTGTAGATGGCGATGGTGATTAGACTGGTATATCCAAGTTCGAGCATACCGCCTTCGTTCTCATCCAGGTAGATCAGCACTTCCTGATCCTTCTCGGGGAGGCGATCAGCGCAGGGAATCCAGCCTTTCAGCTTTCGCTCCTTTTCCAGTGCGTCGAGGACATCATCTAAGACCTGGGCCATTTCGTGGTCCGTGTTCGGCATAAACTTCTCCAGGCTGAACCCGCCTTCCATCGGTGTCTTTGCGGGGTGGATCGTCATGGTTCCTCCAGATGGACATATTTAGCCCGGTATGATGGCCGCCAGAGCTTCGTTGAACCTGATCTGGTAGGCGCGACCTTCAGGGGTCATCCCCCAGTTCTCTTTCAGCCAGTCAGCATGAGCGCGTAGGAATTCATATGCTTCTTTCTGGTTCATTGATGCCTCTTGGTAGTCTTTCATCCGTTCATATTCCTCCCACGCCTCTTCCATTTCCTTCTCTTGCAGTTCTAGGGCCAGTTCTCCCATTTTGCTCATAACTCACCGTCCTCTGTTAGATAAAAAATCTGTGAAAGATGGCTAGAAGCAATACCCCAGCCACCCAAAAGAAAAGCAGGATAGACAAAATCTTGGAAAGCAGTCTCATTCATACCTCTTGGGTTCGCGGTAAAGGGGCCAAATAACAAAGCCTAGAGAACAGGTAAGGGGCCAGATAAGTGCAACTACCCAGCAATTCATTGGTTCACCCGGCGGATTGATTGGGTATAGCGGTTGACGACCTTGAAGGCAAGTTGCGGTTCTTCGTTCTCCCCGCAGCACTCGGATCGTCCACAGGACGGGCAGAAGTCCTCGTATTCGTCAGGCTCCGGACCCCAGAAGCTCTCAAACCCACGGCCCCGGTAGGTGCAAACGCATTCGAGTTTCCCCCAAACCGGGCCGCAGCGATCGCAGATAAGCGGGGCCACAGCCCCAAAGGTGCCCTCCTCTATATCAGAGCGGCCTCCCTCTTTGGTGTAGCGGAAGGAACAACATCTATTCATCCTCCACTTGCCTACCATCAACATCGTGAACCCCCTAAAACGGTTCTTCACAAGACTGCTGCCATTCCGAGCGCACCAAGTCGCGGGTTGTGAGTTCCCATGTCTGGGTCAGTTCCTCCGGGGTAGGATGGAAAACAACCGTTTCATACCCGCTCACCAACCCGAAGGAGTCCTTAGTGACCTCTAGCGCCTCCCCAACCCCTACCCTTGACGAGTGCATGGGGCGGCACAGAATCCCCAACTCAAGGGCTTGGGCGATGATGATGGGGGCATACCCTCGGGTCGGTTTCATACGGCCACCCCCTTCTTGATCTGGTCGGCCTCGAAGATGACCTTCATCGCGTCCACTTCCCCAGGATCTCCATCGGGCAGGGGGTTAATGACTCCGGGCTGAACAAAATCAATAGCTTCGCCTAGATCCCGGTAAAAGTTCAGCAACCGAGGGAGGTCGTTGAAGAAGATGTGGCAATGCAAGCCAGATCCATCGTGGAAGCCGATCTGGACATTGTAGCCATTCGCGTCGATCCAGTATTCAAGGCCGGGGTTGACCGGGCCTTTGAACAATGTGGAACTGAGTGGCGATCTCTCGATTCGCATGGTTTGCTCCTTCGCCCTCATGGGCTGGTTAGGTTACTTGGTGTATAGATCGGAATATCCGGTTAGGGACCAGCGGTCGTACCAGGTAGCCCCACAGTCTTCACAATCGGCGGGCCGCCAAGCTGTCTTACCGTCTGTCTCAATGCCCCCAACGGCCACTACATCGGCCCCGCCGCAAGCGGGACACATCTCCCCGGCTTTGGCCGCATATTCTTCTTCAGTCAGGTATGGCATCAGTGTCTCCTTCGCCATCATGGGCTGGTTAGATTATTGGTCCGGCGTAAACCGGGAGCAAGGGATTTTTTATCCCGCACACGGGAAATCTTCGGAGGCGATCCAGTACCGCCTGGAGTTAGCCAGGACGGCGAAGCACCTATCGCAGAGAGATGGATCTTCAGACTTGGGAAGCCCAACCGGGACTTGGCTAGGGGCGTCCCCGCATTGCTGGCAGCCGCCCTTTCGCATGGGGCCTAGCTTCTTCCAGCCAATCCGCGCCTTGGGGAGTTTCTTTTGAACCTTGGGGCGTCCCGCCTTGTTAGGGTGGATGATCCCAGCGGCGACCAGGTGGTCGTATGCCATCCTGTCCACATTCGAGACGATTCGGCGTGGGTCACAGACCAGCATAATCTCCGCCCCATGCCCGGAGGATGCTAATTCGCGTTGCATTTTGCAACTCCTCTACCTCTGCCCTCAATTCTAGGCGATGGGTTTGGTCTGCGGCCCGCGCCTTCTCATTGGCGAAGTCAAGCATGGCCTGGAGGCGTTCGGTATCAATCCGCGGGGGCCTCATTTTCTCACCCGGTCAAGAGACAGGCGGCAGGTCTCCCCGTCCTGCTCAATGAAAATGTAGCCTGATTCTGCCCAGACCTTAGCATCAGGCATGGAGCCTTCGAGCATTCGACAGATCGTTTCGAGGTTTAGCATGGTTTTCTCCTTTGGGCATTATGCCCGGTTAATTGGGGCGGTAGATGGTTTCGTCGGGGAAGCTTTCCCACCTGGCACGCATCTTGGCGATGGTGGTATCGGGAACGGCGTGGATATTAGGGAACTCGCCTGAAGCAACGATAACCATAGCCTCATATGAGTTGACACAATGGAGATAATTAGACATTTCCCAGAGCTGAGTGAAGGTGTTAGAAACGATAACGCGATCACCGCTCAGGAGTGCCTTGGATGCCTCCCGCTGGCACCACACATGGGCGAGCGCCAGGTTGCGGGCGTCGAAGTGGTAGCTCCCATCGGCCCCCATGAAGTACTGGTCGGCCTCCAGGTGGACATCGTGGGGGTCCGCACAAGGCGCGGGCAAGTGTGGTCTTGCCAGAACCGGGCAGGCCCCTAACCAGCACAAGGCGGATGTCATCGGGTATTGTGGGGATTTTTGAGCGCATCGCGTCTCCTTTGGGTATTGTGCAAGCCTCTAGTTGCGTATTTCGTGCCAGCTTTCAGCCCTTCTCGTGGCGAGTGGTTGTGACCCAGAAGCCCCCGAAGTATTCCATGCGGTTCAGTGTGACGATAGAACCGGGGAACTTTGACCGGAGCTGCCCAAAGGCGCGGGAAGCCTTGCGGCGGCTTGAACAATGAATGATTGCGTTGAAACCTGGTGCATCGTATTCATAGCAAAGGATAGAATAGAACGGCTTGTGCATTGTGTTCCTTTCGTGTTAATCTTCCATGCTTTCGACATTCCCAACGGGTGTATAGTATTCTGCGGCGTGATGTTCACAGAATGCGTCGGTGATCTCGCCGTTCTTTGAAAGAAAGACAACCGCAGTAGACCGGCAGTAGTCGCAGGTCTGCGGGACATACATTTTCTTCAATCGGGTCAGAGGTTGCGTGAAGGGCATCATGTTCCTTTCGTGGCCGGATACCGGCGACCGGATACCGGCGAGTTGAGCGTGGCGAGACGAGACGGGGACGGGCGCGGGCTAGAGACAATCCCTCACAGCCTCCAGAGCATCGGGTAGATAGGACAGAAGCAAGAGGAACAGCGCGGCCAACACAGGCCAAAGGATCAATCGAGTCCTAAGCATAAAGCAGCCTCCAGATACCTGCATCAGCAGGGGACAAGGGCCGAAGCCCCTCTCCGTTGCTGAGTCAGTAGACGCAGATCCCGATGGACGAATAAATAGAGTCTACGGACTGCCCAGGCTCCAGATCATCGGGCCGGTAGATATACAGGGCAGCACCACGAGGGTCCGTCTGGTGATAGAAATCGAAGCCAGGATGGCCCTGCATCATCTTCCCCAATCGCCGGGTGGCCCCAACTTCGCGGTTCGGGATGGGCCAGCGGGAAACTTTCCAGGTTGGAGCATGCCCTTGGTGGACGCGGAACGCCTTGCCATCATCGTCCACTTCAACCTCACCGTTGCATTCTGCCTCGGCCCAGCGTGAAAGGGCCATGCTGATACGCCGGAGTGTTTCGGCTTCGGCTTCGGTGAAACCCAGCCGAGCGAGTCTGTTGGCCTGCTCGTATCGTCGGATTGCTTCTTTCTTTGTCATTACAGCCCCCTCAGTGCAGCCAGAACAGAAGAGAAGGAATAGGGCGCACCATCTGGCGTCTTTGCGCCCAGCAGCGGCAGGAGCATACTAGCGGCTTCCGGCTTGGTTCCAGCGCGGCGAATGCAGTCTTTGGCCAACCTGTACAGCACCTCATCGTTCCCGATCCAAAGGCTGACGTTCCAATGATTCCAGTTCTTATGTCCGTTGAACTTTGCCATGTTTTCCTCCTTTGGGCATTGCGCCCAGGTTGGTCGGTGCAAGTTGCGGGCCAGCTAGTACCTCCAACCCGTGTCGAAAGGTTTGATGCCAGTCTGGAAGGCATTTATGACCTTACCAGCGCCGAAAGCATAGGACGTGGCGCGGGCAGTATAGACACCAGGTTCTTTCATCGCATTTTTTACCAGTGTTTCGCACGCTGAAGTAGGGCCGATATGTTCGGAGTAGCCGGTGACGCCGGAATAATTCCATGTTTTGAGTATAATTAAGGTTTCCATATCATACCTCAACAGAGAGAATGGCGGCACTCAATGCCTCGAATCCATCGGCCAATGCAAGCTTGGATTGGAGGACCCGGTAACGCTTGAAGCATTCCGGGTCATCGTTGAAGGTAGGCCCAGGGTTGCGTGGGTTGATTGATTCAATATAAAGTAGTTCGTTCTCGTAGTGTTCGCGTGTCTGCGGGTTTCGCATGTCAGACTCCTGAGATAGTGGCATTGGCCACGGAATAAAGAATGCACAGACCATACCAAATCGCGGGACACCGAAAAACTTAGCTATCCCATCCGAACCTAGCCAGATCCCAACGATGCAAAAAGCCACGATGTTGCAAATTGCTAGTGCAAAATGCGCAAGTCTAATGTTTTATTATTACCAAGCCGGAATATAGCTTGACCGACCCTAATAGATAGACTGACGCATCGCGTCAGTGACTACGGACCGGCCAAACGAAATCGCGGGCCTAGTCGCAACAGACAATAGATAAAGGAGAGACCGAGGCGCTGAAGGCTGGCCGTTGGGATCTGTTCCATGATGCAAATTAAACCGCCATTCGTCCAGGATGATGCCCGGATGATGCAAAATCCCACACTTCTCCATCCATTCCCGAATAAACACGAATTGTCAGATACAGAAATTCGCCACGCAAACCGCCCGCAGCTACCACGAGCTTGCCCCTCAATCCCGCGCAGATCCTTAATATAATAATAAAGTATTATGCTGGGTGCTGATATATGCTGCATCCGTATGCTACAGGGTAGCCTAAAACCGCATAGGCGCTGCGTCCCGGCGGTAAGCCCATGCGATCAGGTCTGCGGAGATCCCAGGAAGGCCCCCCAGGGTGGGACCAGCGGAAGCAGCCGGCGGGGGGAGAAAGCACACCGTTCAGTACACGAACCAATTTCTCAATCCAGTTTACATAAACCCCATCCAGCAGGGGTTTATAGTGGAATAAGCACAATTTACGCTAATAAAATATAATGGTGTTCAGGCAGGTTGTCTCCTCTACACCGGGGGTGAGACTACCTCGTAAGTCTATGTAGAGTATAAATATGAGTAACATAATAATTATAGCAGTATAAGTGATGATGTACAGATAGCAACGGGGGGGGGCTTATGTTAATAAGTTATTCTGACGCGGGGAAGAATTGTACTTGGGTTTACGAGTTTCAAGTCTTAGGGAACGGAGAACCGCGCTGGTATTGCGTTTGCGCTTGTCTGATGTTTTGGGTCTCTATTCGGGGTTGTTCCCCCATAGGGGCTATTCCCCCGTAGGGGCGTTCACTGTTCACGAATCATGAACATGGGTGTGGTTTGAACAGTTCGGGCGGTTGACAGGTTTACGGGTTTACCTATAATCCGGGTAGAGGGGTTTTATATGGTTAATGAGTTTTGGTCTACGCATCTTACCTTTGCGGAGGTGGCCCGCAAGTTGGGGTCAACGCGACAAAATATCTACCAGCGGTGCTTGCGAAAGTCCATCCCTTGTGACCGGGATGAGGACGGGCATCCGGGTGTTCCTCTGTATTGGGTCAAGGAGACTCTTGCGATGCGGGACCGCGACAAGGGGGTGTGATGATTCTCAACAAGGGGGATAACTTCTACGGGTTCCGAATCCAGGATGTTCGGGACGGGAAAGCTGGCAGGACTATCCTCTTCGTGAAGGGGAACGAGGGGGTTTATGTCACCATGTCCTATGATGACTACTTCACTATGATCCAATCCCCCTACGAGAGAGAAAGAATCCTGGATAACCTGGCTGCTGCAATTTCAACCGCGTTCCGCGACAAGTCGTCTGGGATCTGGAGTAAACAGTGATTAGGGCCTATGGCGAATAAAAAGCCTTACAGATTCAAGGTATCTGCCAAGCAGTTGAAGGAGTCTTACGAACTTCGTCTGGCTGCTCAGTTTGGAGATCGGAAGGCTAAGGAGCGCCTAGAGCTTTACAACCGCAGGATGAAGGAGTTGAGGAAGATGGACTACAAGCAGGAATGGATCGTGGATGGAAAGATCCTCAACCGTCAGAAGATGATGGTTTACATCAATGCGCTTGTAGCGTCCGGGACTTCCCTACCCGAGCTTTGCGAGCAACGCGGTATGCCTACCATGCAGGAGGTCTATTCCTGGTTTGATAACCACCCTGAGTTCTTGCGGGACTATGACCGTGCTGAGGAAATCCGAGCCCATAAACTAGGTGAAAAAGCACTAGATATTGGGATCAATACAGACCGAGAGAATGTCCAGGCTGATAAGCTCAAGGTGGATGTGCTTCTTCGTGCTGCGGCTAGAGGGAACAAGAGGTTCCAGGAAAAACAGATCGTGGAGCAGAGGGACGAATACGCCAGCATGACCCCCGAGCAGATCAGGGAGCGTGTCAGGCGTATGCTTGAGGCTGATCCGGCATTGAGCAGCGTAGCTACTCAAATGCTAGACGCTGCTCCGATTGAGTTACCTGCTCTTCCTGACTCGGAAGAAAAAGATTCTGTTTAGAATCAGATACGGCCTTCTCAACCCGTTTATAGGCAATATCGAAGTAGCCAGGATCTAATTCAATCCCAATGAACTTGTGCCCTGTATTGGTGCAGGCAACCCCTGTCGTTCCACTCCCCATGCAGTTATCCAATACCGTCTCGCCCTCGCGGGTATAGGTCCTGATCAGGTATTCCATCAGTGCCACAGGCTTTTGAGTGGGGTGCCCCGTGGATTCGTCATGCTTAAAAAACAAATCTGTGGAACGCGGGAAGCCGGTGTGAGTCATTCTGGTTTCTTTTGAACACGCACCATAAGCGCCATTATTAGTGCGCTTAACCAACTTGTTGCTTGTTGTCAGACCTTGCGGAAAGTAATTTTCTTTTTTGTCACAAAACACAAGAACGCTTTCATGCGCTAACATTGGTCTATGTTTGGCGTTTAGATGACCGACTGGCTTCGATTTTAACCATATCCACTCATACTTAAAGCCTTTAATATTGCTCATTACCAGCGCACTTGTAAATGGCTGGCTTGCCGTTAGCACAATCGCCCCATTATGCTTTATCACCCGCTTGTAATGCGCCCACAACGGCTCAAACGGAATCACTGTGTCCCATTTACAGGCGGTAGTCCCATAGGGCAGATCGCATAAGATCAGGTCAACACTCCCGTCCGGGATAGATGCCATGACTTCCAGACAATCCCCAAGGTAGAGGGTTGCGGGGCCGATATGTTCTACAAGGGTCATGGTTCCCTATCCTTTTATCAACTTCACTTCATCATCTCCATCAATGGAGTCTCAAGGCTGTATGGGAATCTAGGATCTTCCTAGATTCGATAAGTCTTTCAGATGATCTATTCATCTAGTCTCTTTCAGAAATGGGTGGTAGTTTTTGGCCAAGATCAGTCAAGAATGCCCCCATGAACTTCAGTCGAACCTTTGTCAAGTGTGTGTCCACAAAATTTGCACTCTAGCCAGGACCAACCAATCCCATTCCTGCGCCAGTGGTTCATGGGTTCATGGGGGCACTGTCCGATCAATGCACGCAAGGCGGGGTAGTAGACTTCCTCATCGTATTGTTTCATGCGATTCATCTTTTCGTCTGACCTAGCGCGTTCCAGATAACGAATGGCTTTTGCAATTTCAGGTCCGGTCATGGTTATCTCCTGGACAAGATTATTTGAAAGGGTTGATTCGGTTGGCTGAGTAGATGAACCGCATAAAGAAGGCGAACATTCCTGCGGCACCAATCATCAAGCCAATTAGAAGGTTCTGCATGGGTATCTCATGTACAAAATAATGTATGTTTCTTCTTAGTCTATTTATTCACCGCTTGCTCCTTAGCGCCTCAAGTCTATCTAGGAACCGGAGCGCGGCCTCTTTCATGTCTTTCTCAATCTGAAGATCCCGATAGAACGGATATTCTCGAACCGGACGATTCTGAACCCATTGACCCCACTATGGATTAGCAATATACTTCCACTTCTTGCCCAGTATTATCTTACTGACCATACTCTCTGATATTTTATAGAGTCTAGAAATATGAACACCAGTAAGACCGTTTTTGTGGTGTTCCAATATATCCAGAACATCTTTTTCAGTTATTTTTGAGAACGGGCTATTTTCGCCTGATCGGAATCTTCGATTCCTTTTGGCGTGTTGCATGTTTTCGTACTGAGATAATATTTCTAAATTTTCAATTTTGTTGTTTGTTTTGTTGCAATCAATGTGGTTTACAGTTTCGCCTTCCCGTAAATCGCCATAAAAACTTTTAACCATTAATCTATGGATGGTTGTTTGGACCGTCTTTAGATTAATGCGGAGTGCAACATATTCATACCCACAAACTGGATTTATGCTTGTTTTTAATTTTCTTTTTTCTTTGTGCTTTGTCGAGAATACTTCACCATCCTTGTTTATATAATAACAACATGCTCCAGGTATTGGGATTTCATATGGGATAGAATCTATGTTTATCATATGCTCGAACCACCCCTTTTAATTGAATCTAACCGATCCAAAAACCTATTGGCGGCGATCTTCATGCTTTCTTCGATGTTTTTATCTCTAAAAAATGGGTATTCTTTGACTGGTCTATTGGCAACCCATCGGTATAAAAATTCATCCGATTCATGAAGAGGAATCTCAGACCGATCTTTAGGGACGATACAAACCACGATGTCCCAGTGATCCCCGCCGCAGATCATGTTATACCACCGGACCTGGAGTTCGTAATACTTGGGGCATCCGGCCCGGTAGGTATGCTGTGCCCCCGTCTTGGTGTCAATACCCCCAAATGCTGTCAAAAAGTCAGGGGTTCCTATGAACCGAGGATCTTCTGTTGACCGGGTGAAGGCCCCGTTGATGATGATCTGTTCGTTCCGCTTGGCATACCAGTTCGCCACCATTGGCTCTAGGCGCTGACCAGCCCTAGTCGCGGCATTACCAGTGAAGGGCTTGCCAACCCCCAACTTGTCAAGGAGAAGGTCATCCTCTGACTTGTAGGGGTTGGCTCCCATGATGCATGCAATATCAGACCCGGAGACACCGAGCTTGCGGGCCTCAAGCCAAGCTTGGTGGGCTTGTGCTTTTTCTTCGTTAGTCATCCCTATTCCACGGCTTTCTTGTTACCGAACAGAACACCAATCGCATCAATAATACGAATATACAGGCGCTTCCGCTCTTGTTTTCCGTGTGTTTGGTGGGTTAGAATGGCGTTCTTCCAGTTGAGTGTTGCAATTTCAGATTCTTGTTGAATCATCTTGCGACGATCTTCGCTGGTCCAAAGAACCTCTTTAGCCGTGACCGGGGAACCATCACTGTGAATCACTTGGCCGTTTGCGTTCAAAAGACATTGGATAATCTCTGGTTTTTGGTCTCGATGTTCGACATACATATCATGTAGATTTTTGACAAACATCTCTCCGGTGATCTTTCTTGGTTTCAAACCGCGAGGACGGCACCACAGATCAAACCACGCTTTTAGGTTCTCGTCTTTAATAACGATCATCCCTACTCCTGGTCAGCGTTCTTCTTCAAGTCAGAGATCAGGTCGGATTGAAGAAACACCTTACCATCATAGCTCTGGTATGTGTACTTGCAGACGAAGTAACCTTTCGGTGCCTGCATGATAAACCCCTTCCGCCCAGCCCAACCGCACTCAGTCCGAATCCAACGCGCCTTAGCCATCTGTTCTCCTCCTGCCCGGAATGGGCATACCTAAAATATAGGCTTTTCTGGTAAACGCGCAAGGGAACTTGTGAGTTTCTTCTGTTCGCGTAGGATAACAATTCTTGTTACCTTCTGCGTGTAGATATTCACTGGTTGTTCAGTGCTCTTGCACTCAAAGACATGACCGCATTCGCAGACTGCCCAACTGGTATCTCGTTCCTCTTCAATGGCCCCGATCAGCCAGCGACCGCAACAATGGCACTGGCCGCGGAAGAAGGACAGGTTAGCAAGCGGGTCGAGGTTGTGGTGCAGATCCATTGAATCATCTGAAGTCGTCATCACTTCTGTTCCCCTTGCCCAGATTACAGTCAGCGCATAGCACCTGTAAATTGTCCACATCAAATGCTAGTTCTGGGTGGAGGCTTTTCGGCTTGATATGGTCAACATGGAGAACTGCCCCGTCTTTTGCCCTCGCTCCGCATAGGCAACATGCTCCGTTTGAAAGGCGTAGCGCCTCAAACCTGACCTGACGCCACTTGGTGATCCCCTCGTCTGTAAGCAGGTAAGCCTTTAGCATCCTATAGCCTGGGGATGCCTTCTCTTGATAGATCGGTTTCTTCTCGATCAGTCTTTGTGCGATTGGCATGAGGAGCCTGCAAAAAACGCTGAAGCTCTTCACTTTAGGGATTCCTTCAGGAGTCAACCCGAGGCAGTGTAGGTTAGCCCTGACAAATGTCCGCGGATCATTTTTCCATTTGCAACCCGACTCTTTGAGGGATCGGTAGATAGTTGACATCAACCTCATGCAATCAGGTTGAGTCAGAGAGTTTGGTGGAAACTTCTTCGACAAGGCAGAGTACTCCTTAAGTACTATCTTAAGGTACTACCTTTATTCAGTACCTCACTTGAATCACCACCTCTAATAAGCATTCTTTTCTTTTCTTTGATTACTTTCTTTTCTTTTCTTGCCCGTGTCAAGTCCCACAACAATATTTGCACATACCACTGCCACCAGATGGCATCTTTTTCTTTGTTTTGGCACAGACCACATACCACTTCACTTGAGCATTAGTCCCCAAATAGAAATGATTCCCATTCTCAATTTATACTCCGGCACAGAAAAAGGGGGCGGCACTTTGCCACCCCCCGGCTCTGCCCCTTGAGGCTAGAGGCTTACTTCTTCTTGCCGTCCGTATTGGCGGACACCTGGTTGTAGCTACCAGCGGCAGCGGCAGGGGCCAGGAAGCCAAAATCGCCACCCGACTTATCGGTCGAGGGCTTCTGGGCCTGCATTTTCTTGTTACCAGCCATTGAGTTCTCCTTTAGAGAAAAGAATCGTTGTCCCCGAATGAGAGTATAGGTTGACAAGATGCAATTTGCAACACAATATATAACTGCATGGGAAACGAACTCGAATTGATCCGAGCCCTTACTGCGTTAAAGCAGAAGGAGGAGGAGAATAAACTGGCAGATTTTAGGCCGTATGATTGCCAGTTGAGGTTTGCTAACACAACCGCATTAACTTCTGCGCTCATAGCGGGCAACCAAATCGGGAAAACGACTCTCGTGTCTTTTATGGTTGCTTGCCACTTGACGGGTCTGTACCCTGATTGGTGGAAGGGAATTAGAATCCCATTTGCATCTGAGTGGTGGGCAGTTGGTAAGGACGGGGCCAAGGTCCGGGATACCATCCAGCGCAAACTATTTGGGAACATCGGTCGCATGGGAACAGGCATGATCCCTAAGCACCTTATCAATATGGATACGATCATCAAGGGCGGGGTTTCAAAGGCGCTTGATCGTGTGGATATTAAGCATGTGGATGGAGGTTGGTCGAATGTCCAGTTCCTAGCCTATGACCAGGGCCTTGAAAAGTTTATGAGTAATACACTTACAGGTGGGGCTTGGCTGGATGAAGAGCCGCCTGCCGACATCAACACGGAAGTAAATGCTCGGCTAATGGCAAATAACGGCATTTTACTTTATTCTTTCACGCCCGTAGACGGTGTAACTCCACTGTATAATGACCTTATGGAAGATGACAAGGTTTTCAAGGTATTCATCAGCCAGGATGAGGTTCCGCATCTGACTGAGGAGGCTAAGGCGCGGTTCCATAAGGGCATGGATGAGGCAACACTTTCTGCTCGTCGTGATGGTATTGCCAAGATTGGGGATGGGAAAGTGTTCCACTTTGAGGAAAGTGATTACAGCATTGAACCATTTGAGATCCCACCATACTGGAGAAGGCTTGGTGGACTTGATGTTGGCCTAACCCATCCTACGGGTGCGCTCATGGCGGCAATAGACGATGACTCGAAAACAATCTACATCACCAATGAATACCGGGTATCAAACAAAACCGCGATTGACCATGCTGCTCACTTGAAGCACTGGGGGGTCACATTTATGACTGATCCTCATGCTTTTGACCGGATGATTGGGACTGGAACCTCAACGGCATCCATTTATCAGGAAGAGGGGCTATCTCTTAGGAAGGCAAACAATGCTGTTGATGCTTCAATCGCTGAAATCAGAAAGCTTATTGGTGAGGGCAGGCTTTATATCTTTTCTACCTGCACTATGTTGCTGAAGGAGATGAAAACCTACCGCACCCGGACGCCCAAGGAGGGAGGCCCAGCCAGGATCGTGAAGGTAAATGATGATCTGATTGATCCAATGCGGTATCTTCTGATGGATATTGATGCTAATGCTGAAGTCCCCAAGCGTTTTAAGAGAAGCCCTAAATTGAAGCAGTTTAAGCCAGCAGATCCAAAAGTTGCCTATTAGTATATACTGCTGTAGGAGATTTATATGGCCGATGTGAACCCAGACGAACTTGAAGTAAGTGAATCCGTGACTTCTGCCCTTGCCCGGAATGTCCAGGACAAGTTTGAGGTATCCAAGAGTCTGCGGGTTCTTCAGGAGGTTGTCTGGAAAGAGGCCCTTCAGAACTTCAACGGGACTTATGGATCGGATGTGACCTTCCGCGAGGGCGCATCTAGCGTGTTCGTGAACCTCACGCAGATGAAAACAATGGCGGCTTACTCTCGTCTGATGGCCGTTATGATGCCCCCCGCTGGCTATCCTTGGGCCATTAAGCCCACCCCGCATCCCGAACTGGTAAAGCTGGGCATGAAGCCTGAAGCGGCCCTTGCAAGCCCCGAAATGTCTCCAGAGTTTAAGCAGGTTCTTTCTCAGGCAAAGGCGGCTTGTGATGGGATGCAGAACCGGATCAAAGATAATCTGGTTGAGACTCGGTGGGAAGAGAAGTTTAGCCGGGGTGTTCTCGACCTTGTGACCTTTGGGACGATGATCTTCAAGGGGCCACTTGCCGCCCCTGCCGCGCCGAAGAAGTGGGTGCTGGTGGACCAGGAGGAGTCTTTCTCCGACAAGCTCAAGGGCCTGATCGGAATCCATCAGAAACAGCAGAAGTATGTTTTGGTTTCAGACAGCGAGGATGATAGCCGCGCCGATCTGGAATGGGTTTCTCCATTTGAGTTCTATCCAGATCCCGCCGCCTATACAATCAGTGACGCGATGTGGGCCATTCATCGGCATGTTTTCAACAAGAACCAGATGGTTGAACTGGCGGAAGGTGACTTCGACGCTGAGGAAATCAACCTTGTTCTGAATGAAATCCAGGACGGGAATTGGTCTGCGGAACCCTGGGAATCAGGGGTGGACATTATCAACCGCCGGTCTGCGTCTATGCAGATGGGGAAGCGGTATATCGTCTTTGAGTTCTGGGGCTATCTGAGCGGTCGTGAGCTAAAGACTGCTGGGCACGATGTTCCCGATGGCGATCTGAATAAGATGCACCTAAGCAATGTCTGGGTCTGTGGGAACCACTGCATCAAGATCACGGTGTCCAACCGTGCCAATGGCAAACTCCCGTTCTTTGTCGTTCCCTACGAGAAGGTTCCTTACAAGATTTGGGGTCGGGGGGTTCCTGAGAAGATGGCCGATCCCCAGGCAATCATCAATGCCAGTGCGCGAGCGATGGTAGAGAACATGGGAATTTCTTGCGCTCCGCAGCTTGTTGTTGATGTTAATAGGCTTGTAGATGGGACCAAATACGATCAGATTGTCCCTTGGGGCATCTGGCCGGTCAAGAACATGGAAGGCGCAAGTCAGGAGCCCGTCCAGTTTAAGGTCATCCCAAGTATCATGGGCGATTTGAAGTTGATCCAGGATATTTTCCGCAACTTCGTGCAGGAAGTAACCAGTATGCCAGATATGGCGTCTGGGTTTGCTGGGAATGGACAGCACAACCGAACCGCTGGCGGAATGTCCATGCTGTTTGGGGCCGCTGATTCCTACACGCGGGGCGTGGTATTCAACATTGATAACGATCTTACGAAACCCATGATCCGCGCCCTCTATGACTGGGAGATGCAATACAACCCGGACATGACGATTAAGGGTGATATGCAGGTAGATGCGGGTGGCGTGACCGGCCTGATGAATAAGGAAATGGCAACGCAGAAGATCGCGGAAGTATTTGCCGCGCTCGGCCAGATCCCTGGCTCGGTTGATTACATCAACATGGCAGAGGTCGCCAAGGAAATCTTCCGGGGCCTTGATATTGTCAATGACAACATTGTCTACTCGGATGAAGAGGTCCAGAAGATCCGGGCGCAGAACCAGCAACAGCAGGTCCAGCAGGCCGAGAAGATGGCACAGGTTCAGAATGTTCCTAAGCCCAAGGCGGAAACGACTCCGCCAGACATGATGATGCAGGTTCTTGAAAAGACGATCCCAACCGATCCGATCTATCCCATCATTTTCGAGAAGTGGCTGGCGATGATTAACCAGCTTGATCCTCAGTCCGTCGCGGCGCTCGACATGATGAAGCATAAGAATGTGCTAGAGAACAAGGCATTTGCTGACCAACAAGAACTTGCGGTCCTGCAACAGGATATTGAAATGGCATCGCAAATCAATGCAAGCAACCCACAAGGGAGCCAAGTCTCCCAGGAACCCGAACCTGAGCCCCCGCCTCAGGAACCCCCTACCCCTCCGGCACCACCCATGATGCCTAATATCCACATCAATATTCCCAACCGGGCGGGGAAACATAAGTTCACCCAGCAACCCGATGGAACAATGCTCGCTGAATCTGTTGAATAGGGAGAAATAAATGGACGCAACTGCATACCCAGAAGGTGTCGAAATGATCGTTGAAGATCAGGCAAAAGAAGAAGGGGAGGAGAATTAAATGGCTGTTACTGCTTGCATCCCCACCCAGGCTAAGGCTGACTTCCTGGCGGGTGTCCATCTTTCCAGTGATGTCTA